AATGGAAGACATTGTTGACACATTCAATCTGTACAAGCGGTATCTCTCACTCGTACAAGAACTAGGAACACACAACGAACCGGATGACCTAGATGCCTAGTGTCAGCCATTCAGAGGTGGACAGCTACCTGCTGTGCCGGAGAAAGCACTACTATGGCTACGGCCTCAGCCTAGAGCGCATCAGCACAAGCCAATCATTGGCAACCGGCACAGCAGGTCACCGCATACTCGAAGCATTCTACGCACACCTACTGAGCCTGTCGGATACGGCAAAGGGTCAGCTAGAAAACTTCGACCTTGCTCTGGAACGTGCATACTCTGTATACCAAGAGGTAATGGACGAAGGCTACACAGACGCAAACAACAGGGCTGTGCTGCACGACATACTGTTCCACGAAGAGTGGGGATACTTTGCCAACGAGTTCATGGTCAAGAACGGGTGGCGTGTGCTCGCAGTAGAGGCAGAGTTTAGTCTCACCTACGACACAGACACACAAAGCAGCTACCCGTTTGTAGTAGACATGCTTGTGCAAGACCCTGAAGGTAGGTACGTAGTCATCGACCACAAGTTTGTGTACGACTTCTACACTCCAGAACAAACAGACCTGCAACCACAAATACCCAAGTACATTGGGGCACTGAGGGCAATGGGGCATGAGATTGCTTACGGCGCATACAACATGTTGCGCACACGAAAACTGAAAACACCAGCAGCTGACTCAATGAATTACTTTATGATTCTCAAACCCAACCCTGACCGTGTGCTGAATACATTTATGGAACAGCTCGGCGTGGCGGCTGAGATTCAAGCCCTGAAAGAACTTAGTATCGATGAGCAGAACAAGCGGGCCTACCGCACAGCCAACAAGATGGTGTGCCAGTCCTGTTCGTTCCGTGACATATGTTCCACTGAGTTGATTGGTGGCAACACTGAATTGATGCTGAGAACTGAATACAAACTAAGAGAACGCCGAGTCATCGGCATATCAAATGGAGAAAATAATGAATCAAAAACTGGATGATATTTTGTCAAGAATGGCTGACCTTGGTACGGAAAAAGTGTCAAAGAACCTGATGGCAATGCTTTATGGCAAGCCTGGTACTGGCAAGACCGTCCTATCTGTCGCTCTGGCAAAAGCAATTGTGAAACCAAAGCAGAAGGTACTGTACATCGATACCAAAGAAGGTTGGGTATCGCTGCAAAACCACGACACCTTGCTCAAGGATGTCGTGCGTATGAACTACCAAAACTTTTCAGACTTTGCGATTATTGCTAACGCAATAGCCAAGGGTGAGAAAGGTTTGGAGAAGGTGGGAGCTGTAGTTATCGATGAGTTCTCTACCGCAGCAGACATGCTGCTTGATGACCTGTACCGCGAGGACATTGGTGCAACCAAGGATGAGATTCCGACAGGTGCGCTGGATGCCAGGCTGTACAAGCCATTGGGCGATGCGTGTCGTAAGGCAGTGGAGATGTTTCAGAACTTGTCGGGAGTGCATGTCATCCTCGTCGCTCACGAACGCGAGGTTGTTGACCACCGCAAGATGAAGGTAACCAAGCCCGGCTTTACCCCCAAGAACAATGATGGGTTGCAGAAACTAATGCACGTAACGGCACACGTTACAAACGAAATCAAAGGCATTGGTAAGAACACAACCTACGAACGGCAGGTGCAATCGCACCCGTCAGCCCTAGTAGATGCGAAGTCTCGCATTGGTGGGCTGCCCCTTATGACTTCACCCGAGGACTTCATTGAGGTAGTCAATGACTGGCTCAATGACAGCACCCGAGGGATTGAAGCCGAGTCTAAAGAATTAGCCTCGGATGAACTGCCTGACGAAGGCGTGCCCGTATCCGAAGAGTACATCGAAGATGACGAGCCCGTATTCGTAGGCGAAACCAACTGATAACTGAAAGGACCAATAATGGGACTGTTAGATGAATATGGCATTGACACTAGTGAGGCGGAAACTCCGTCGTATGACATGGAGGACGGTATTTATGAATTTACTGTCGGAGATGTCTACGTCAAGCAGGGTTCACAAAAGTACCCTGACCGTGCATGGGTCATCATCGAATACTTGGTAGGCGATGAGGGCAAGAAGCAGAGCGAACTCTTCGAGTTGCCTGCCGACCCCGAGAACCTCACTGACCGTGAGCGTCAGAAGCTGGGCTACTATGTGGCCCGTCTGATGGACCTCGGCGTTGACCGTGCAGCTGTCAACGACGTAGACCGTGAAGACCTCATCGGACTTCGCGGAACTCTCCAGCTTTACAGCTCCGCTGGTAAGGGAGCCAACGCTGGTAAGATGTTCCAGAACATCAAGAATGTCAAAATTGCAAAAGCTTCTGAGGCTCCCCAGCCAGCCCAGAAGAAGACCCGTCAGACCGCAGCTAGTAACCCCTTTGCATAACTAGCTTGACGGGCACGTGGCCCCGGAGTTTCATTTCTCTTTTCTCCGGGGCCACACTCTAAACTTAAGGACGATATAAATGGACGCGACCACAGAACTGCGAGAGTTCTACAACTACATCTGGGGCGAAGAAGCTGTAAGGGATACCCCAACGTTTGTGTATCTGCCTGTCGAGCACGAAGGCAAATGGACTCCGTACATGTTCGAGTGGCCACGCCAACGCGAAGGCGTCATCCGACACACGCTGAAGTGGTCGGCTATCAAAGCCAACGTGTTCTATTCACCAGCTCTTTTCAAGGCAGCCAACCCTGCCAAAGATAATGTGCTGGGTAGTTGGATGCTGTGGGTAGACTTCGACGGTAACGCACCGGAAGAGTGGGACCAGGAACCCGAGGACGGCAAGATGTTTGTGCCACCACCGACATTGATTGTTCAGTCGTCCATCGAGAAACACGAACACTGCTATTGGAAACTAGATAAGTTTATTGACGATATCGAAACGCTGGAAGATAGAAACAGGGCACTTGCTTACGTGATGCATGCGGATACATCAGGCTGGGACGCAGACCAAATACTTCGACCCATACGTACCACTAATCACAAACGGAACATGCCCGTCATTGTGAAGGAGTGGGAACGTGAAGACGCAGTATAGTCTCGAAGACTTTGCGCACATAGCAGCTGCCAGAAAGATTGTCAGCACTGACTTGGTGTTGGGGGAGCTGCCTCCTCTTGAGGATGTCAAGGCTTTAGCTACGTGGACGCCTGAGTTTCTGGAGAAGTTCAACAGGGATTCTACATACTTTGCTGGGCCTCCCAAGAAGGATAGGTCTGCGGCGATGTCGGAGCTGGCCCACATGGGGGCTGAGCTTGGCTGGCCTGACGAGCACATTGCTGCTGCCCTGTACGATGCGGATGACCGTTGGGGTAAGTACAAGTACCGCCGTGACCGTGACCGCCGCATAACAGATTTTATTAACAGGGCTCGACAGAAGCATGGGTACAATGCCCTGCAGAATGTTGACCTGACACGCATGATTGAGTCGGCCAACCAAACTACGCCAGTCATGGGCGAATCGAAACTTATCTACGGGTACCAGGATTTCGTGGATGCTGAGTTCAAGATTGAATGGATACTGCAAGGCCTCCTGGCCCAGGGAGGCTTCGGACTTATCACAGGGTACCCAGGTACTGGTAAGACACAGTTTTCTATCGCTCTTGGGGCGCACATGGCCTTAGGGGATAAGAAATTCCTTACCTGGGACAACGTGGCTGGCAGCAAGAAAGTATTGTTCCTGTCGTTGGAGATGTCAGCTGCCCCGCTCAACCACTTCATGGCCACCATCGGCAAGGGCTACTCGGACAAGAACACACTGAACCGTAACTTCCTGGTCGCGCCGTTTGGTACACCCATCAACCTCGACACGCCCGAGGGTCAAGTTTTCTTTGACCAGATAATGAACGACCACATGCCAGACATTTTGGTCATTGACTCGCTGCAGAAGGTCAGCTCCAAAGAACTAACGGACGAGCAAGCAGTCAAGAACCTTATCCACTACCTGGCTATGGTGCGGGCCAAGTACTCGTGTGCCATGCTGATGATTCACCACAACCGCAAGAAACCTAACGACGGGCAGAAGAAAGGTGTGGAACTGTCGGATGTGTATGGCTCGACGTACATCACCACAGACGTAGACTTTGTGCTGTCGCTCAAGACCGTGGATGGGGACCTGCTGCAAGTCGACACGCTGAAGAACAGGTTGGGGGCCACGTTCGAGCCATTCAACATTACCCGCAACCCAGACGACCTAAGCTTTACCACAGACCTGGGCAACATCTTTAACCAGTTCGCAAAGGACAATGACATTGAAATTTGATGACATCAATGCGGAAAGCTTAGCCGTGCTAGATAAGTTAGGTAACCCTAACTTAGTTATTGCTGTCGATACCGAAGCTACCGGGCTCAGTGTGGCCAGCGGCGAAGACAAATGTATCGGTGTCAGCATCGCAGCCGTCGTAGACGGCACAGCGTATAGTCATTACTTTCCTTTCAACCACCCGACAGGTGATAATTGCAGTGCAGAAGTTCTCA